GATATTTGCCGTCCGTGGCATCAAGGCGCCTCAGCTCCGAGACGGTCGCGCCGTAATTCGAGGCGCGGTGACACTCGATATCGGTGAGCGTCGTTGACCAGCCGCCGAAAAAGAAATTCCCGCCTTGGCTTGGAATGCAGCCGTCATTATCGGAATACCAATATTGATCGATCGAGACAATGTCTGTGTACTGATTGACGAAGGGGATCGCTTGCGCGTCGGTTTCCCAGAAGAGGACGCCCTTGCCGTAATTGGCATAGAACGGCTTGCCTACAGGAAAGCGGCTCTTCACGGTTTGCGTCACCGTATAGCCGCAGGATGCGGTTGAGGGAATGCAGGACTTGCCCTCCTGAAGCCCATTCCATGGCGCAGAGCCGGGGCCATATCTCATATCGGCCTCGTCTTCGATTCCGAACGCTATCGTCTCGGCGCCGCGGCCAGCGCGCGCGGGCATCTGGTCAATCAGCTTCATGCCCGCAGAGCGAATGAAGGAGACGTCGCTATTACTGGTCAGCCAGACATAGGTGTTGAGACCGGCGTCCTTGTCCAAGGCCGTGTCGCTCGAGGAGGCTACGCTTTCAAACCAGACGGCGATCGGGAATTGTGCCGGTACGGTAGCTGGCACATAGCCCGGCTTGACGGGGAGATTCAGCTCGGCCGCATTGGCGGGCGCAAATGCCAATACAGAGAGCAACAGAAATAGACTTGCGAGACTGGTCATCAGTTTCATTTCACAACCTCGAATTTGGAACGCCGGCGCGCGATGCGGCGGGCGCGGATGTCTTTGAGAGTTTCGACGGCGAGCATCGTGTAAAAGAACGCCATCACCGTCGGCCACAGCCAAAGCATGGCAATGGCGTCAGACGTCTTAGTGATCGCCCCCGTTGGAAGGCGCGGAGCCTTTGGGTTCATCTTGCGTGTCCGGAAGAGATTGCAGCGTGGCGGAGTCAGCGCGGAGCCGTGCCTGCATTGCGGCTTTCTCGGCGTTGAAGTCGGCTTCACTCATCGAGCCATCAGTGAGCTTCGTGATGTTCGCGACGAGCTGAGATGCCTCAGCGGTTAGCTGCGCGAGCAGCGCCAGGCCTTGAACCAAGGTCGTCATTGCACACCCCCAAGTGATGGCGCCGGATTAGGCTCGACACGGCCGAGAACGAGCATTTGGACGATGAGCTCGCCGACCTTCGAAGAAGCCGCGACGGAGATTTCCGGCGACGTGCAGACCGGCGTCACTTGCTTGTCGATCGACTTGGCGAGCGCCAGGTTTTCATCGCTGAGATTGCCCGAAATACGCAGCGCAATGACCGAGCGCACTGCGCTGTCATAGCTTTCGCACGAGACAAGTGCCTGTTGCTCCGGATTGAGGCCGGTGAGCTTCTGCAGATAGGTGCAGCCGCTCAGCGAAATCAGGATGACCGCGAGTGATGCAAAGGCGAGTGCACTCAGCAGCCCTGGGCGGACATAGCCGCCGTCCTTGGGCTTGCTCTCCGGCACTACGATTGCTGCATCGCCGGCGGAAGGCGGTGAGTTCTTCTTTGTCCACGGCGCGGCAGCGAAAGCGTTGTAGGCGAGCAGAACGAACTGCACGACGGTCGAGAATGACGTTGCGATGAGCGTGACATTGTTTTGATCGGCGCCCTGCATGAAGAGCGTCGTGACGCCGGTGTAAAGGCCGAACAGGCCGAGCGCCAGGCCGACAAAGAACGATGTCAGCGCAGCAGGATTCACTTCGATCTTGTTCATGGGGCGCGCCTCTCGCAGTGGGGCTTGCGAAAGGCTATCGGCGGTCAGCCGGAGGTGAATTGCTATGGCTTCCAGTGCGCCAACAGCCAACCGCAAAAACCAGAAAGGCCGAGAGCGCCAACCCAGAATATCCTAAGCATCCAAGCCGCGCCCTTGCTTTGCTCGAAGGCTTTGGTCAACGGTTGCAGTTCGCTTCGAAGGCCAGAAAGCGACTCATTGATCGTGGTTACCTTATCATCGACGCGGTCGATCTTGGCGCTCGAATCTTTCATCTCCATGCCTTTGTCGTACGCATACTGATTGAAGCGATCCTTGAGCGCGCTGATTTCTCGCTCCGCGTTGCGCGTGTCTTGCACGCACACTTCCTTGAGTGCCTCAAACTTCTCGGTCAGGACGACGAGCCTCTTTTCCAGGTCTCCGATCAAGCGTCGCTGCTGCGACAGGGTGTCCTCAGTTATCCTGGCAATAAAGTCCTCACTTGACTCAACCATCGTCAATCGATCGCACTCGTGTCAGCGTTGAAGAGATAAGGCTTGAGCGTCGGCAATCTCGCGAAGCTGTGCTTGAACCGCGGCTGCCGCTTCGCTCGCTTTGGCGTCTGCTTCGTCGCGCGCGGCGCGGTTCTTGTAATCAGGCTGAGCGGCGAGCGTAAGCGCGAGCGTGCCGACATCCATGGCCTCGACGGTCTTTACGTCGATGTCGCCTGACTGAAGCTTGACAACGGCCTCTTGAGACATGCGCGTCAAGCAATTCGCGATCTTCCCGGCGATCATGTCGCGCACCCAGACGTCGATATCTAGAAGGTCGTGATGGAGCGCCAGCTCGTCGCCGTCGGAGAATTCAATTGTCAGCTTGTGTGCCATTGTGCGGTTCCTAGCAAAGAAGCGCACCTGAGAAGTGTGTGCGCGGGCTGGATGAGCCGGTGAGGTCGACGACCTTCGTCGAACCGGAAACCTGCATGCTCATTGATGCCGTGTCGCCGGCGGTCATGTTAGCGACCACCTGCAGGTCAAAGGCGTAAGTGCCGGCCGTCGCCGGCAGGGTCTGTGTTGTCGTATAAGTTCTACTCGACGTTACGATGCGAAGGGTGGCCGTAGTGTGCCCCGATAGAACTCCGGTCATGCCCGCCGTCGCGCTCAGCAAATAGCGCCCGGTGACCGGCGCTGTGAACACTCCCGTGCCGGGAACGTAATTGGCGCCCTGGTCGAAGACCTCAGTGTCGCAAGGGACGGTATATTGCGTGCCATCGCCGGTGACATCGACCGCATCGGCTGACAAATAGGCGAGAAACGCTGGCTGCAAAGGCTGCAAATTGCCCGTGGTCTTCCAGCTGTGCACCTGGCTGCCGCCAGCGCTCAATGCCGGATTGTCGGCGCCGGCGCGATAGCCTCCGGTATTGCTATCTCCCGTGTAGGAATGTTGCGGCGCCGCCGCCGAACCGTCTGCAAAGAGGTTTTGACCGTCCAAAATCGGCGCGTTAGCAAAGTTGGAATTAATCTTCTGCATTCCGGCGCGCAGCGAGTCACCGGTGCCGTCATTGGCTGATGTGCCAACGCCAACGCTCTGATGCGCAGTCATCTCGAACCCTCGCTATGCTCTGCGACTTTCAATCGAAAGCGGTCAAAGGTGAAATCAGGCGCCAAATCCGGGAATCTCGCTCGCCGCAGCCTCGATCGACGCCTTCTGCCGCAGGAGTTCAAGGGCTAGATCGACGCGCCATATCTCTCGCCGAGCGCGCCAATCAAGTCTCGCGCTGCTGGCGTCGCCCTTATCCCCAAGCGCCAGCCAATCGTCCAAATGGCGGACGAAGGCGCTTTGACTCTCATCGATCCATATCAGGCCCTCGAAAACGACGGGCTCTTCGTCATCAACATTGAAGGGTGGTTCGATGCCCTCAACGACAAACGGAGCAGCACCGGAAAGATCATGGCTTGCGACACTGGCCCGGGTCAGCATCCGCCCTGCTACCGGCTTCGGCGCCATAGTATTGGTCACCAAAGTTGCGGAGAGATCAAACGACAGATGCCCATTCGGCCCTGGCCGCTGTGCCATGGAGACCAAGACGTAGTCACTGCCCTGCTTATAGAGGGCCAAGCTTTCATCGAATCCTTCGAGCGTCACGCGCTCCATGCTAACCTCCTTAAGGCAAAAGCTTATTGTGCGAGAAGACATATCCCGACGATCCCGCGGCTCCAGCTGCGAACACAGCGCCGCCGGCGTCGACTTTGATCAACTTCCGCGGGCCAACACTTCGAATCGCGGTAACGCGTTCTGGGACAATAGTGCCGTCGCGCATCACGGCCACAGGCTGTCCGCGGAAGTTTGCAGCAAGCGCACAGTGTTCGAGCGGTTCGTCACCGCCGAAAACCGGGACCGGTGTATCAGGCGAGCACATCAAAACCGCCCCGCCCTCGGTCACCAATTCGATGGCCTCTTCCTCAAAGGAATCGATTTTGATCACAACGCGCTCGTGCAGTTCCCCGTCGACATCGATCGCAAGCAGGCGGTCGCCCGCAATCAAATCCTCGGCCTTCTTTCCGTTCGGCAAGAGTTGGTCGGCTGCAACACAGCCCCCAGTGCCGCTGGTCCCGCCGGCGCCGTCAGCTGGCGTCGTAATGTAGCCGACGAAGTTACGGCCGGGCGCTATGGCGGCCGTGTATGTGGTCGTTGCGGCGTAGGTAACAGCGCCGCCGGAGTAGTTCGCATCGTCGGCATAGACGTAATATTTGGTCGAAAACGACTTCCCGGTGATCGATCCGGAATTGTAGCTCACCGAACCGAAGTCGAAATATTGCGTGAAGGCTGCGATCGCGATCGATGCTGTCGATCCCGCGTCGGTTGCCGTCAATGGATTGTCGGGATTGCGCGCCGTGATGCCGCCGCCGGTGTTGGCCATCGGCACCGAGTCCTGCGAGAGAATACGGATTTCGCCTGTCGTCGCCGCGCTCGCTTTCGTTGTCCAGCTTGAGACCACGCCGAACTTGTTCACATAGCGGGCCCGCACATCGTATAGCGTACCTGGTTGCACGCCCTGGATGACACAGTTTGCGCTTGAAGGGTGCACTCGCCCGCCGAAATACCAAGTCGAGCCCGCGTTCGTTTTAAATTCGATCTCGACAGATGTCACCAATGACGAGGCCGATGTCGTGGTAACTGCAACCGTGATTGCGGGATGCTGGCCCTTACTGTCGGCAAGCATAACAGCGGTAACGGCAATGTCGCTTGATCCTGGCGCAGTCACCGTCGTGTTGTTCAGCGGCGTTGTCGTATTTGCAGTGACAGGATCCTGCTCGTCGATTGCGGCTGTCCAGTCGTATTTTGTGTCGTCCTCGGAACGTGCTCGCAGGGAGATTGATCCGTCGCTTTCGATTGTGCGGCCGGTGACCCGCATTTTCTGGCTTGAATAGCCAAGAACCTCGCTCGTGAGGTAGAAGGTCTTCCAAACCGCGAAAGCGTCATCGAGCGCCTTGAGCTTGAAGCTGCCTTCAAACGACAGCTGCTCGCGTTCGTGGCCTAGCCTAATCTTGTTGAGTCTCTGCACGCGGGTGTGCGTAACGGTGAATGGGTAGTCGGCGGTAAGCGGCAATTGTTGGTCCGCGTCCTCAGCTTCGTAAGCGGCGCTCGTAAGCGGCGGTGCACTGACGCTTTCGTATTTCTGGTTCGGGTCCGGGAAGGTCGCAAAGATCGCATTGACCTTTTCCTGAAGGCTCTTGGTTTGCGAGATCGTGATCGGACCGGCGAGGTCGTCGTCCGTCAGCTCGGCGTCCGTCGACAGAGCGGCCCCAGCATAGAGCGTCATCTTCCCGTTCTCGGCGATCAGCGTGCCGCTCATCGCATCGAGCATTCCCTGAACGACCTCTTGGTGGGAATGATCTGTGGTGATGATGCCGTTCACGGTGTAGCGCGCTTCGGAGCCCCCGCCCTTAAGTGAGACCGCCTGGTCACAAATCGTCGCAGCCGTCATGAACGAAGCGACGTCGATGTAACCGATCGGGATGCCCGGCCCGGCGATCAAGTGACCATTGATATAGACACCCTTAAGATAATCGAGCAGAGCAAGTGCGGCATTATCGGACCAGGTCCATGTCGTTGAGTCGTCCGAGCGTTGGCTCCCGGACCCTCCTGCCTGTGTCGAGTCAAGGCGTGGGTCGTAGAGAGAGCGCCCTTTGATCTCGGCAAGCATTTGCGGCTTGCCGTTCGTCCAAACTGATTGATCCCAGATCAGTTTAAACACCGAGTAGCAGATGCCGCGGCCGCGATGGTTACTGGTCCAATTCGTCGAAGCTGCATCGAGCGTTGAGTCTACGGTCTGGCTCTCGGCGCCCAAGTGGTCGTAGCAGTAGAGTTTGTTATTGTATTGGCCGACCGCATTGTTCGAGGAGAAGCTCGTCGCAACACCGTCGACCCAATGCGTCGTGATCGAATCGCAAGGACTGTCTGCCCAAGCGATGACCATCCACAAATCCGAGTTGTCGGTTCCCAGCGCTTCCCAATAGACGAGGCTGCCGCCGGTCGCGAATTTGCCGTAGATGACGGAGCGTGGGAAGATCGGGTCCGAGTAGGTCTGCAGCGTGATGCCGGTGTTTACCGATGCAAACTTCTGCTTTGGGGCAAGCGCGCGGGACGCAACACCGAGGATGAGAGTCGATGCGAACGCTCCGATTGCGCCGAGCACGCCGGTGATGCCAAAGAACGTCGAGAACCCGGCGAGCACCGAGCCGCCGGACAGGAGCGCCGGAATAAGTACCACAATGCCGCCCATCAGGCGGCCTCATAGTCAGCCAGCGCAAAGAACCGTCGGGCGCTCCAAAGTGGCAATCGCACATTGCCGCGGAGCCGGTCGCGATAGACAATTTCGCTACCGATGACGACGCCAAGTTCGCCGGTTCGATAAACGCCAAGATCGCCGGTCTCTGCGCGTCCTATCTGACGATCGGGAAGCAGCGACGCAGCTGCAGCCTCGACGCTTGCGAAACCCGCGGCACGCAAGCGCCTCATCGCACTCAGCTCGCTCGTGTATGGGCGGAAGCGCTCAACGAAGTCCTTGCCGGTGATCGCAATGCCGCATGCCCCCGCAAGACAAACGCAATCGCTTGCCCCCCACTCGAATGGGAGTGTAGCAAATCGGCGCAACACCTCATCGAGCTTGGCGATGGTTGAGGCGCGCATCAGTATGGCCTCGTCTGCGGTCCAGGCTTAAAACTGCCGCTGCCGCCCCCCGCCTTAGGTTCGGGAATGCCCCATGGGACCGGGCGGCGAAGGTCCGACACGAATTCAAAGAACTTGTCGCCCGAGAAGATTTGCTGCTGATCGGCGTTGGTGCGCCGGCGCGTCATCGTTCGAAAAATGAGGCGCATGTAACTATCGGCATTCAGCAAGATCGTCATCTTGCCTTCCTCGACAGCGATCTGCATTGTGTCCACGATGCCAGTAAATACTGTCACAGGATCGGCAATGACCGCCCAATTGCTATCAAAAAAGGCAATATAAACCGTGACCGGCGCGCCTTGATGGGTAACGTCTTGCGCCTCACCAATCAGTGTGGCGTCTATACCGGACAGTTTTAGCTGGACCGAGTCAGCGCGCAGTGAGGCGTCTCCGCCGACAGGACCGACCTCGCCCAAATCGCCGGCGCCGATGTAGGTGTCTGCGTTATAGACAAGGTTTCCGACTCCGCCCCAAAGCGCGATCGTAATCTCTGGAAATTCAACCTTGACGAGATAAGCAGCACGCACCTGCCCCTTGAGCAGTTCTGCCTGCATTGCGGCGGACAGCGATGAGGTCATACCGCAAGCGGCTCCCGCGCTTCAAAACTGATCGAATAGACGCCGACGGTTTCGGCGGCGACGTCCACGGTGTCTGGCACGACGCGCATCATCGCGGCCATTATCTTTTCGGCGCCCTGGCGTTTGCCATCGAGATAGATTTCGTTGTTCGCGTTGACGGTGCCGCGTAGCGGCGGCGTGAAGCTCACTGTGACACGGCCAATCGTATTGGTGGTCGCATCTTCAGTGATTTGATGAAGTTCACGATAATCCGCATTGTCGACGGCGAAGTAGTCGCCCTTGAGAAGCACTGTCGTCGACGCTGGGAAGCCATCGATAGCTAAGGTCGCCGCGCCGGGATCGCCAGCGACGCGAACGAAAGGTGCGCCCCAGTCATAGCCCCTATCGCATTTGTAGAGTGTTGAGTCGCATTTGATCAGCGTCGAGTCGCAAGTAAGCCCGCCCTGAACGCCGCTGTAATTCTGAGGCAAGGTCGAGTAAGGATCGTTGCAATAGACGGTGTTCGCGGTCTCCTCGAGATAGGACAGCAACGCCTGCCATTCGGCCGCAGTGTCGCGCACTTGCTTGGGCAACGTACACGAAATCGACCAAGTTGCGCCCTGCCGGACGATTGTCTGCTCCGTCTTTGTGAGCGGTGAAGCAAAGCTCGAACGGTTGCCCGTCATCTTGAAGCGAGCGCTTGCGACCCAGCCGTAGCGCGGCAGAACCTCGACCATTAGCCGGTCCCGCTGTTGCGCGCGTTTGTTCTAACTGCGCGCACCGACGCGCCAACGAGCGCTGGCGCAGCCTTGGCGATACCCTGCATGGCGGCCGCCTCGGCGATGCGGGCAATCTCGCGATCGCCCCGCGCGCCGGTCAGATTGATGTTGATGTTGATAACGTTGCCCCGGCTTCCGCGCAGATTGTCGTTGGCTATAATGCCGCCCGAAGATCCAGGAACGAACAGTTCCGGCCCGCGCTCGCCGATCAAATAGGGCATGCCGGCCAACACAGGCCCGCCCATTGCACGATGGGCGCCGCCGAAACTGCTGAAGATCGATGCTGCCGTGCCCATGCTGCCGCCGCCGCGGCTGCCGCCGAACGCGCCAAAGATAGAGCCGAGCAGATTGCCTATGCCCTTCTTGATTGGATTGATGATGAACGTCTGCATAGCGAGCGTTTGAAGATCGGCGATAATGGAACGCACCATGTCTTTGACCGAAAGCTTGCCCGTGCGCGTAAAATTCTCGATCGCACTCGTGAAGTTACTTGAAAGCGCGTCCATCACGCCCGCGACCTGGCCTTGCATTTCTTCGACCGGATGGACGACCTCGCGCAGGCGCTTGAAGTTTGCTTCAATCGCCTTGATCATGTCCGGCACGATTGAGTGACCAACGAGATCATCGAACATCTTCTGGAACCAACCGACGACGCCCTCATAGGTCTTTTGCGCTTCGGTAACCAAGCCTTTTGACCCAGCTTCGGCGCCGCCGGTCGGTGTCTTGCCGGGACTTCCGCCGCTTGGCTTGCCGGTGAAGATGTCGCCGATCGCGCGCCACATGCGGTTCATGTTGTCGGCGATCATTTCAAGATTGTCGGCGGCATTGGCCGTTGCCTCTACCGACCCGGATAGGTCGGCCATGTTGGCAAGGTTGGCGAGCCCCGAAACGATGCCGTTTAGCGCGCCAATGCTGACGGAGATTGCAACTTCCTGAACACGCGCTCCGATTGGGTCCGCGTCAAGTTTGCCGAGTTCCTTGAGCAGAGTTCCAAGACCATGAAAGGCATTGACCAACGTCAGCGCTGCAGGCGGAAAATTTCCCAGCGCGGCGCTTTGGATTGCGCTGGCCAGCTGCCCGAGAGCTTGTGCTGCCTGCGACAGCTGCCCGGCAACAACGGTCGGAACGTTCTTGGCCGCAGCGACCAGGCGGTTGATGCCAGATTGCAGCTTGGCTCCGATGGCCTGGTACGCTGTCAGAACGGGATCTAGCGCGAGCAGGCCTTGAGCGAAGGTCTGGAACTTTTGCGGCCAGGTCTGCGAGTCGGGGGCCTGCGAAATCGCATTTGCGATCTTCACCATTCCCTCAACGATTTTTGTCATCACCGTGAGATTGGCTTCGACCATCTTGCTCTGCGCATCGAGACGAAGGAGCCAAGCGCGCATATCGTTGTCGTTGCCCGGCGTGAAGTTCGCGAAAACCTCTTCAAACTTCCCGCCGGCGAGCGGCGTCATCATTATATTGCTGACGAGATGCTCGAAATAACTGACCCCGTTCGCCAGAAGCGCCAAATCCGCGGCTTTTTGCTTCATAATCTGGCCGGACGGCAAATCGCGCATGATAAACTTAACGAACTCCTGCACGTCGTTGAGGACGCCAATGAGCTTGTTTGTTCCGCTCTCATCGGTCGCCGGAACGCGAGCGATCGATGTGTCGAGTTCTATGACGGCCTCGATGAGCTTCCTAAAGGCCGTGATCGGCAACGCTCGGCCGGATAAATCGGCGAGCGCTTCTCCAATCTCGGCAATGGCGTGAGCGATGTCCTTGATGCCAGCGATCTGTTCCGGTTTGAGCGCCGTCGCATCAGCGAGGCTCGCGACCACGTCCTTAAGCGGCTTCAGATCGACCGATCCAAAGTCGAGGGCCTGTGACAATGCTTTGCCTGCCGTGCCCCTTAGCTTGCCCATCGATTCGTCCCATCGACGGATGTAGTCGATAAGCCGCTGCAATTGGTCGATGATGGACTGCACCGCTTTGCCTAGCGGACCGCTGGGGCCATTGTTGTTCGGTCCGAGCCAAGGAACATCGAAGCCTGCCTTGATGACCTGTTGGCCACCGAATGCTTGACCGCCGTCAGGCTTCGAGCGTTCGCCGCCGGCGTATTGATTGAAGATGTCGGTTAGCGCGCGCAGATTATCCATCGCCGACTGGCGCAGATCCGAGAGGCTCTTAGATGCGTTGTTTGCCGAGGTCGCAAGCGTATCGTTAAACTTCGCAACGCGACCGACGCTCTTCTCGTAGCGATCCATCGCTGCGTTGAATTCGGCCCTTGTCTTTTCGTCGCCGATCGTCCCACGGAGCGAGATAAGTTGCCCGGTTTCCGGCACCTTGAAACTTGTGACAGCTTCCGTGACGCCTGACAGCGCCTTCTCTGTGGCCGCGCGCATCGCAGGCTTTTGCCCCGCGATCGCGTCAGTGAGCGGCTTGAACCATCCGGCGATCTCTTTGGCGTTTGCCTCCTGCTGACGCTTGAAGCGCTCACCCATGTCAGCAAACCAGCCGGCGGGGTCCGTCAGCAGCTTCTTGAAGTCGCGCCATTCTGCGTTCAGTTCGCGCAACTTAAGGATCGCGCCCTGCAACAGCCAGGTCATGCCGCCCTGGCTGCTGCCGATGATATCGTTCATCAGGCCGCCACTTTCGCCGGCGGCCTTAGCGACGTCCGTCCAAGCTTTGCTGACGCCTTCGGCTTTCTGCTTGAGCTCCTCGCTTTGCTCGATGATCGCTTTGATGCCTGTCACCGTCGCGAGCGCACCGATCGCGGCGTGCAGCAGATTGAACTCACCGCGCACCTTCTTGATGTCGCGCGTGACGCTCCCATTCATTTTGGCTGTGGCGTCTGACACAGCCTGGGTTTGCGTGCGCGCAGTAGCTGCCATCGTCGTCATCGCCGTTTGGGCAGCATCGGTGTTGTTTTTCATGGCAACGGCGGCGGAACCGGCGGCCCCTCCGAGGGCGGCGCTGACCTCCGTCTGCATCGTGGCTGCTTGGCTCTTGAGCGCCTTCGTGTCGAAGAAGACGGAGATCGCGAGGCGTTCGAGCAGCCTGGCCGGTGTGTCAGCCATCGGCCATCATCCTTTGGATTTCAGAGATGTCTGAGGCGGTGAGGACCGAGCCGGCGCCATGCTTGCGTGCGAAACCGCTTTGCATGGCACTCCACTCCCGTAACGTCAGGCTCCAAAAAACACTCGGCGTAATGCCGATGACTCCGAACGCCAACTCCATCCAGACCTGCCAGATGTCGGCGATTAGGCGTTTTTTTCGTCCCCGGCCTTCTCTGGCTTGGCGTCTGTCTCCTGGCCGGCGGAAAACGCCGCGCCGATCGCCACAATTGCCTGACTAAACGAAGCGCCGGGAAGCTCCCGTATTTCCTCGATGTTGACCGGCTTGCCGTCCTTGCGCATCAGCTTTTCAAGCACCTGGATTGTCGACTTCATCGACATTTTGCTGAGCTTTTCGGAGAACTGGTCGAGCGTCTCGCACCCGAGCACATCTTCGATCTCGGCAAGGCCGCCTAGAGTGACGCAGAGAGTGTAGCTCTGTTCGCCGATCTGAAGGTCGACCTCGCCGCGCTGCTTATTCGCCAAGAGCGCCTCCGTTAGATCGCGACCGAGCTGATCGGGCCGGCCGAACTCAGCGTGATATTGTAAGTCATGACGCCGTCGAAATTACCGGCGTAGCTGAGGCTCGAAATCACGAACAGACCGACATAGCGCTTGAAATTCGGAAATTCGATCTTCGCCATCCGCGCAATCTGATCGAACGCCATCGTGTGAACAAGCGCGTCGGCGGCGCTGTCTTTGAACACGCCCTCGCCAGTTATTTCGAGCGTCTTGATTCCTGCGCCAGGCAGCTGCTCGCGCCAGGCGTCGATTGAATCTGAGTTGGTGATGTCGACGGGGCCACCATTGAACGCCATGCTTTTGGTGCGCATACCTGCGACCTGCGTGTAGCTGACGGGCGATTGGTCGCTGTCGCCGATGGAAATCGTAAATAGGCGACCTTTTTCTGCAGCCATTTTCGAAGACCCTCCGCCGATGACCTGTGGTCTGCGGGATCATCCGTGCGTAACGCCTCGCGTGAATTCTCAGAAGGTTTTGACCATCAATTGCCTCGGCACGTCGATGCTGACGAGCTCGGCCTTGCCAAAGATTTCGGAGATCCAGCGAAGCCACTCGGATTCCGAGAGGAGGGTGACATGAGCGTTGCGTCCATCGGGCAGCACCGTCCGCGCGGGCTTGAGCGAGATCACAAAAAGGGCGTTCCGGGACTTGGCCCGAATTTCGTCTAGCACTCGGGCCACGTCGGCGAACGGAATGTGTTCCATGACATCGATCGCAAGGACCAGATCGAAGACATCCTCCGGCATCTCCTTGAATGCCGGAATCGCTGGATCATATTTGGCAATCCGGCGCTTGCCATCGTTCCAGAAATGCGCGACGAGGTCGCTGCGCCCGCAT